CCCGAGACCTCATCCTTACCATGAAAGTATTGCTGCAAGCATGAGCCTTGCAGTATTTTTGTTTACACAGGAGCACCTACTGCAAGGGGTGCTCCTTTTGTCATTTCAATTGAGGCGTTGCCCATATAGCAAAGTCTCATAGAGATGAGAAAAACTCTACTAATCAATTTAAACCTTAACAATTTGGTAAAAAGTATGAATATAAGATATAAATTTTCACTTTCACCGAACGAAAACCGCAAAAATAGTAAAGATTAGAGATTGCGAGCCAATAGTTTAATGAATAGTGAAAAACTTTCATTAGCTCTGTCGGACTGATAGGTTGCCCACCTTTACTATCGGTCTAGCTGAGCTAATGAAGAAAGAATTTTATGAAAAATATTAATGAAACCGAGTTTGAAAAAGAGTTTGAAAAAATCAAGAACTCGAAAGTAAAACTCAAACCAAAAAAACAAAAACAAGGAGAAAAAACTATGAAAAATTTGAAAAAAGTAAATTACAAGAAAATTATTGAAACTGTTAAAACAATTGTAATTTATACAGCCGTTATTGCTGGTTTAGCCTTTTACTTCGGATTAAAACAAGGTGAAGCTAATACGAAAGTAAATCACGACAAATTAGTTGAGACTATTCGAAATTTAAACCAAAACAAGTAAATCCAAAGGTATCGAATTCGATAGGTTTAAATATGGCGAATTCGCCACAATTAAAACCAACTCTCGAAGCTGCGACCAAACAACCAAGCTCAGCTCGAACTGCGGAGGTTCGAGTTCAGCCCTCGCCCCAAATTGCGAGTTCACAGGTTGCTGGTCGGTGCGAAGAGTTTCGAGAGATAGTTGAAAAATACCCGTGGAACTCAAAAATTATGTTGGCGATCGCCCGAGCAGAAAGTAACTGTAATCCAAGGTCGGACAATTCCGGATTAAACACTGATGGAACTTACGATTATGGATTATTCCAAATCAATAGCGTTCATGGCCACAGCCGAAATATTCTAGCAAATCCGGCCAAAAACACCGAGATTGCTTTCAAGATTTGGCAAAGCCAAGGTTATCGAGCATGGTCAGCATACAACAACGGATCTTACTTGAAATTCATGAACTAACCAACAACTAAGGAGATAATATGAAAAAATTAATTAACGGAAGAACTGAAGAAGAGATTTTAAACGACTTTTACGCACTTGTCGCTGAAAATGAATGGTTTAGCTGGGTGGACGATCCAGAAGTAAACGGTTATCATACACAACTTAATGTAGATGAAATATTAACAGATGATTTTGAAGAGTTCGCTCACGGTTATTATAACCTCGAGTCTGAAACTGAACAATATGAAAATACTCAAGATATGTACAGGAGCGCAGGATTATAGCTATGAACGGTTTAGTTAAATATGTAAATAACGAAGTTAGAATTGAAGAGATAAAAGATTCAGCTCGATTAAAAACTGTTTTAAACAGTCCCGTAAACACTAAGTGGCTTAAAAATCACCCTACTGCAAAAAATGTTAAGTATCTTCCAATCGATAAGATTGAAATGTTGCTTGATATGATTTTTCAGGAATGGCGAATTGAAATTTTAAGCATTTCACAGCTTGCACAGAGCGTTTGTGTAACGGTTCGGGTTCATTATAGAAGCCCAATCACTGGCGAGTGGAGTTTCCACGATGGTGTCGGCGCAAGTCCACTCCAGACTAACGCTGGAAAATCTGCTGCAGACCTTGCCAATATCAAGAATAATGCAGTTCAATTGGCCGCACCGGCTGCTAAATCTTATGCAATTAAAGATGCAGTCGAACATCTTGGTAAAATGTTTGGTCGAGATCTTAATCGAAGTGATACAGTTGGCTATAAATTCTTATACAAGTCTGAAGAAGAACAGAAGAAAGAAGTTGAAGATAACTCAAAAGAACTTATTGCTCAACTCAAAGCCTCAAAAAATCTCAAAGAGCTTCAAGATAATTTTGTAAAAGGAGTTAATCAATTCAAGGGTAACAACGAAGTAATTGCAGAGTTAATTAAAACTAAAGATGATTTGAAAGGTAAATTGAAATGAAAATCTTAAACCTTGAACAGCGCTCAGATGAATGGTTGCACTTCCGGGAAGGTAAAATTTCCGGAAGTAAAGCTAAAGAATTTGGCACACCGCGCACAGTTTTAAAATCTGAATGGTTAGAGCTTGCGGATAAATTAAAAGTTGAAATTCCCCTCAATCAGAAAGGTCAACCGAAAAACTTAACAATCCAAGAACTTAAAGACTTGATTGGTGAAGCTGAAGTTGAAAAGAAAGAGTGTGAAGTTGAACTCGGTGATGCGATTTACAAGCTCATTGCTGAACGAATCGCAAAGCCAATCAATGAAAACGATTATGCAGATCGCTTGAACGGTCGCAAATATTCCGCTGCTCTTCGTGGTGAAATTTTGGAAGAAGAAGCGCGTGAGAAAGTTGCACAAAAACTTGGCAAAGAAATTATCGAAGGTCGGGTTTGGCAGTCAGACATCAACGAAAATATCATTTGTTCGCCAGATGGTGAGATTGTAAATAAAAACGGCGAGATTACCGAAGCAGTTGAAATCAAATGTTTAGATAACTGGAAACAAGTTCGCGCCTTTTACGAACAGCAACCACCTAGTGAATACAAACAACAGATTATTCAATATTTCGCAGTTAACGAAAAACTTGAAAAACTCTATTTTGCAATGTATTCAGACTCATTTGCTCTTGCACCACAGCTTGAACTCTTAATCTTCGAGCTTAACCGCAAGGACTTAGAAAAAGAAATTCAGCGAGCAATTTATTTTGAACAATCTGCTCTCGCGTTAGTGGAACAAGAAGTAGAAAAATTATTATTTTAAGAAAGGATTTTATGACTCAGGAAGAACTTAAAAGCATCACAATTACACCAGAAGAAACTAAAGAGAGTGGCTATTTCGAATTTGGCGTGCATGAAGTAAAAATCGCTAAAGTTAAAATTGATAAGCACGACAATAGGCCTTACGCTGAAATCTTTGTTGAAAACGACTCTGCCGAAGATCGCGCACGGCTTTGGTTGCACACTCCCGATACGCGCCGAATTTCGATTGATACTGTTCGAAGAATTTTAGTTCACAACCAAGAAGATGAAAATATTAAGCAAAAGATTCGTGAGAAAATTCAGCAAATTAAAAACTTGGCAGATTTTGCAGTTTTACTCGAAAAAACAGTTGGCTGCACGGCTTGGTTCAAGGTTAGCGAAGATGAAGACCGAACTTATGAAAAGGACGGCAAGGTTAAAAAATCAATCAATCGCCGGATTTACGGATATAAACCAAAATTCGAATCGCCAAAAGAACAAGCCGAAGTCAAAGCAGAAAATGTCGAACCTGAAACTGCCGAAAACTTTGATGAACCAGTTGATTTAAGCGATATTCCATTTTAAGGAGCTGAAATGATCAAGAAAGAAGAAATTTTGCATCTTAAGGTTTGCGATTATCTGCGTAAGAATTACCCCGATGTGCTATTTCGCACAGATTTTAGTTCAGGCATGAAGATGACACCTGGTCAAGCGGCCAAACACAAGAAATTTCAGAAATCACGAGCTTGGCCAGATCTGTTTATTGCTTACTCCGATTGTGATGGCTGGGAAATAAAACAGAGTGGTCTATTTCTTGAGCTGAAAGCAGAAGGTACGAAACTTTACAAGAAAAACGGCGAGATGGTTGCAAATAAGCACTATCGAGAGCAAGCGGAGATGCTAAAAAAGTTACGTTCAAATGGATATATAGCCGAATTCGCTGTTGGCTATGATGAAGCAATTAAAATTATCACAGATTATCTCGGCAAACCAAACCCACAGATAGGCAATTTTAACAACTAAAAATGAAAGGATAATTATGGAACGACCTGATATTCAACATTTGATTATGCAAGACCTGAAATTTAAAATGTCGACTTGGCGAATAATTGCAATTACCGCCCTAATACTCTTTTCGGTCACGGCTGGATTGTTTATTTGTTCGGATGCTGAACTCAAAAACGCTAAAGCTAAGCTAAACACTGCGGTTAACTGTCAAAAGTAAATTAAAATCATAATTTCAGCCTTACAAGGGGCTAAACCCCGAATGTTCTAAAATGTTTTAAGGGGAGGATTAAAACATTTTAATCGTCCCTTGTAGGGCTGAAATCAGACCATATTGCTGACATCAGCAAAATGGTTTTAAGGAGAAAGAATAGAAGAAATGAATGATTTCACTGTCAAATGGATAGATGAAAAAGGCGTTGAACGATCTAAAAAATACAAGACCTTGAACGATGCAACTTATGCTCGAAACTGGTTATTAAAAAACGGCGCCAAGCAAGTCGAAATATTTATCAATAAATAAGGAGTTAGTATGAAAATTGAAATTCAAATTAAAAACAGTCAATCTATGATTCCCGTAGAGGTGATCCCTGCTGAATGAAAGCGGTATATAGAGGTGTAGCTTGCACTAAACTGTTCAACAAGAAATTCGAAGTTCCGGAACACAAATCTCGAACTTTCGAAAAAACACCTGAAGAGATTAAAAGAGCTTTAGAGATTGAGAAAGATCGAAAAAAGTATTCAGCTAAACTATTAAAACAGGAGAGGAAGAATGAAATATTTTAAAATTTTGAGAATTAACTACAACGACAACTTAGAAGCGATATACTGCAAAGAACTTGAAACCGAAGAAATCAAGAACGAAGACGGAACAAGTAAAATTTTCACGAAATACAAAAAAATCGGCTACCTTTACGGAGATACAGTTTTAGAAGAAGAAAACGAGAACATCGAGAATAAAACTATTCGAGCAATTACCGAAGAAGACTGGAAAAAAGAAATTTCAAGAAAAATGAAACAAGCAGAGCTAGCAGTCGAGAAAGCCAAGGAAGAAATCAAGAAAAACGAAAAATACCAAGCCGAACTCGAAGCCGAACTCGCCGAACTTGAGAAAGCCGAGGCTTAATTCGTCGCCCTACCACATGGCGTAAAACTGGGTCTGAAATATTAAAATATTTCTGTAATAAATTTATAAATAATAAACACTATTTCCA